CCTGTCAAGTACGATTTCTTCGTCCATCTACTGTCTATGTAGAAACTAAGAAAATCTCTTTAACGCACTTTAAAAAAATCTAAGTCTATTATAAATGTTCAAACTTAACTTCAATCGTAGTGACCGAAATGCTCTCATGGCTATCGCCACATTGATGACCCTCATCTTTGTCCTGTCGATGATGTCCGTGAAAACCGCCAACTACCAGCCCAGGCCGATTACTATTACACCCGTCAGTGAGCAGAGTTTGTTTGATCTCAAGCCAGGTCTTGAATGTACAGCGGGTTCGGGTAAGAAGGATAGTGCGTACTCTGTAGGTCTCACTCCAGGTGGTCTGTGTGGTGCCCAGAAGCTGGTAAGTGACCATGCTGGATACGAGATCGCCGACGGAATTGGTGGATCTTTAATCTAAGCTAACTATAAATGGCTCTGATCACCTCGCCAACGGAAATGATTCCCGATCTTAACTATGAATATCATACTATTACGATTGACAGTATAGGTCAAGATAGTGCGAACACTTTTATTTGCCATCTTCAACAGCCTATTAAAAATGTAGTTCAGGCTAGACTTATTGGTGCACGAATCAATACGACTACAGCGACCGAACATTGTTACATTTCCATAAATGAACTTGACTCGAATTTTTCTGACAGAGCCTCGAATGTTCTCACGGGACAGGCACCTTTGAGCATTCTTCGGAATTCATTCGCCAGTCTCGTCACCACTGATGATACAGGTATAATAAGTTTCAGAGATAACTACCCCATTGCAACACAATATGTAAATCCAATTCGTTCAGTCGATAGATTTACAGTAAATATAAGGGATCAGGACGCAAACTTAGTAACCCCCCCAAACCCCGCTGAGAATAACTTTTTAGTTATTCGTTTTGTTTGTAGAAAACCCAACCTGTAATTTTTCTCCCCTTAAATTAGTATACCATGTCTGCAGGTGTTGTTCAATTGATCGCTATAGGAGCCCAGGATAAATTTATCGTGGGTGATCCTCAAATATCATTCTTTAGTTCAACATTCAAACGCCATGCTAATTTTTCACAATCCATTGAAAAACAAACCATCCATGGAGCGGTGAAAAATAATTCTATGTCCAGCGTCCAATTCGAAAGATCCGGTGATCTTCTCAGTTACGTGTATTTTACTATGGATGACAATACAGAGGCTCTTGACACCCAAAGATGGGACAACATTGTCGATAAGGTTGAACTTTTGATTGGTGGTTCTGTTATAGACTCCCAAGATGCTGTGTTCACCGAGAATATTGCCGTCGATACGTTCGCCCAAAACGTTTCTAGAAGTGCACAAGGTACTCACCCGGGTATTTCTGCGCGTTCCTTTTTTTACCCACTGCGTTTCTTTTTCTGTGAGGCACCACAATCTGCCCTACCCCTCGTTGCCTTAAACTACCATAATGTGGAACTTAGGATTTACTGGGGTTCTGATGCTACCAATAAAAACATTGAAGCTTTTGCAAACTACATTTATCTTGATAATGAAGAACGCAGTCAGGTTATTTCACGTAAACATGACATGTTGATAACACAAGTCCAAAAAAATATTCCATCTGGAACCAATATGCAGGAGCTCACGTTTTCACACCCCGTAAAGTTTATAGCTTCGTCTAATACAACAAATAATAGTGCACTCACTTCGGTGACAAACAAAGTAAAACTAAATATCAATGGTGTTGATTTAAGTAATTATAGATGGGGTAAACCACATTTTATTGACGTGACACATTATTATCATACAAACTTTGTAGTATCTCCCGATTTCTTCTTGTACCCATTTTGTATATCCACGAGTTCGCATCAGCCCACTGGTACACTAAATTTCAGTCGCTTAACGTCGGCGAAAATTCTGAGTGAATCGATGGATATCCTCGACCCTATATACGCAGTAAACTATAACATTTTACGTGTGGAGAACGGACTCGCGGGACTTCTTTATGCAAATTAAAATACCATTCTATATTAAATGGTCAAGAATTTACCGACGGTCGAGCGTTCGACCAAGATTAGGTTCGGTAAAAATTGTACCAATGACCAGGCAGAAAATACGATTGTGTTCAATGCGAGTAATGTTGAAATTGATGTACCTATACCTGGGACTACATATCTCACACCTATTCGTATAGATCCGGTGCAAGATCCGGGTGGAGCTCCTAATGTAATGGTTTTGTCATATAATAGGGTTACCAAAGAGATTACAGATTCAAATGCAATTGCGAGTGAAATTTTAAACTTTACTCTTGCCGGTGCAACAAAAAATGGTAATGTAACTCCTCATACGATGCGTTTTGATTCGTATACGGATGATGGTGGTAATTTCAACCCCGCAGCGGAGACAAGTTTTGTAACTTCAGGTATTGTTGGTATTGCCAATAGTACACCAACAAATACCATGTCAGTGGGTTCAAAGTTACACGTTAACGTGAATAGTTCGAACGTACTCACCGTTTTAGGAAACACCTATATACAACATGGTTTGGTGGTTGATGGAGATGCAACATTTAACGGTCTTGTCACAACTCTACATTCAAATAATACAACCATAACCGACGCTCTCATAGAACTTGGAAAAGATAATACTGGAAGTGATTCAACTTTAGACCTTGGTTTTATTTTAAATCGTCCCGGTTCAAATGTAGGAGTTGGATTTAGAGAAAATACAAAAGAATTTGCAATCGGATATACAAATTCGAGTGCGGTGGGACACACGATGAATCCTCTCACGAGTGAAAATATCAACGTCCATGTGTATGGTCAACTCTTTACACAATCAAATGTGGGTATCATAAATACATCTCCTATACATACTTTGGATATAGGTTCAAATTTATTTGTGGATGAATACGGATCAAATATTCTCAATGTTACCGGAAATACAGACATTTCTGGAGATTTAAGTATCGGTGGAAATACTTTAATTGATAGTAAGATAGGTGTAAAAACTGACTCACCGGATGCAGAGATACATGTCGTAGGAAATGCATATGTAAGTTCTAACCTTACTGTCGATACGAATACATTACATGTGGATTCTACAACGAACCGAATCGGTATAAAACAATTGTATCCAACAAAAGAACTTGACGTAAACGGAACAATTGCCGCCACTCGACGTGTAGACAATTCTGGTTCAAATAGATTATTCATAGGTGAGGATACCGGTGCCACGCTTCACACTTCTTCAAATTCTCATCTTATATCTGTAGGTTACAGGGCTGGTTATGACCGTCAGCAATCCAATTCCATAGCTATTGGTTACCAATCAGGTAGTATAACTCAATCTGAATCTTCCATAGCCATCGGTGAAAAATCTGGTGAAACAAATCAAGGTGCAAGCGCCATCGCCATCGGTGAAAAAGCTGCTTTTCAAAATCAAGCCGCTTCATCCATTGCCATAGGTGAAAACGCCGGTGGTCAAGATCAAGCAGGTAATTCAATCGCGTTAGGTAAAGATGCTGGTAGTCAAAATCAAGGTCAGAAATCTATAGCTATCGGTGACAGTGCGGGTAAGTTTAATCAAGGTGAGGGTGCTATAGCGATAGGTTACTACGCGGGATATCCATCGGGTCAGGCATCCGGTTCGGTAATCATTAACGGTGGAACTGATACAGCTGGTTTTAATAATACAAATACACAAAATGCACTTTTTATTAATCCTGTAAGAAATATTAACAATTCAAATATTTTAATGTATAATGCAATTTCAAAAGAATTTACATATGGAAATTCAATTTTAAATGAAGTTCATGTTTCTAATAATTTCACAGTTGATACAGATACTTTATTTGTTGATTCAGTGAATGACTCTGTCGGTATTAATAATACATCACCAGATGCCAACCTTCACGTGGTTGGAAATACATACATAACTTCAAATCTCACTGTCGACAACAACACTTTACACGTGGATTCAGTAAAACATTTTGTGGGTATCGAAACAAAACATCCCGAAGCAACCCTCCATTTGATGGGTAATGCCTATATTTCCGAAGATCTTACCGTAGATACAGATACTTTTCATGTTGACTCTGCGACGAATTCTGTGGGTATTGAGACGAAAACACCCCAAGCTAATCTTCATGTCGTAGGTAATACGTACGTGAGTGCCAATTTAACTGTGGATACGAATACATTCCATGTAGATTCTGTGAACAACTCTGTTGGAGTCGGTACGTTGACACCTGATGCAAACTTTCACGTTGTGGGTAATACTTATGTATCCTCCAATCTTACGGTGGATACTGATACACTCCATGTCGATTCAGTGAACGATTCTGTTGGAGTTGGGACAGTGAACCCGGACGCCAATTTACACGTGGTTGGTAACACGTATGTGAGTTCCAATTTAACAGTCGATACAAATACATTACATGTAGATTCAGTCAGCAAGTCTGTTGGAGTTGGGATATTGACACCAGATGCTAATCTTCACGTTTCTGGAAATACGTATGTATCTTCCACGGATAACGCGACTTCTAAAACAACGGGTGCTTTAATCGTCTCTGGTGGTTTAGGTGTTGCAGGTGACATTCATGCAACTCATGCCAATTTAGAAGATGTAGAAGCGGATAGTGTTACTGTTACAGATACAACGGTTACTACGTCTAAAACAACTGGGGCACTCAAAGTTGTAGGTGGTGTAGGTGTCGTTGGTAATATTTATGCGACTCATGCTAATCTTGAAGATGTAGAAGCTGATAGTGTCAATGTGACCGATTCAACTGTATCTTCTTCTAAAACAACTGGTGCTCTCAGAGTCACCGGTGGTGTAGGTATATCTGGTGCATTATTTGGTTCTACAGCTGAGCTAGATGGTATTACTAAGGTAACTAACAGTACAGTCACAACCTCTAAAACCACGGGTGCTCTCGTCGTCACAGGTGGTCTAGGCGTAACTGGTGCTATACATGGAAGTGCGGTGAATTTTGAAGGTGTTGAAGCCGACAGTGTTTATGTCACGAACACTACAGTATCTATTTCCAAGACAAGTGGCGCTGTACGTTTAGCTGGTGGTTTAGGTGTTGCTGGTGATATTCATGCCACCCATGTTAATTTTGAAGATGCCACTATTGATAGCCTCACTGTCGAAGATACAACCTTATCTACATCTAAAACTACAGGTGCAGTAATTGTAGCAGGTGGTCTAGGTGTCACAGATAATGTATACGCATCCAGGTTTGTGGGTGACGGTGGACTTCTTTCAAATATCGCAACAACTTTACAATCCATCTCAGAAAATGGGAATACAACTTCAAATATTATTCAATTCACTGGAACTGAAACAAGTTTTGTTTCTCATTCAAATGTTGGTATAGCCAACACAGAACCAGCTCACACATTAAGCGTTGGTACAAATTTCTATGTGAATGAGGATGGTGCAAACACTGTAGTCGTAGATGGAAATGTTTCTGTAAGTTCTAATCTGACGGTGGGAAGTAATATTTCTATTACCGGTCTCACGACAAATAAGTTCCCAATTGTAGGTTCCAATAAATTTTTAGAAGATTCAATCATAACAAAAACTGGACCAGATATAATTATTTCGGGTGGTCTTCAAGTTACTGGTAATATCTTTCAAACTGGTAATGTATTTGTCGTTGATTCAAATAATACAGTCATTCAAGATCGGATATTGACTCTCGCGAATAATAACACACAAACGGGTTTAGATGTAGGTATCATTATGGAATATCCCGGACATAATATCGCTATCGCACATCACGGTAATGAAATAATCAAACGTCTTTCCATCGGATATACACAAAATAGTTTTGTAGATACAGCTATTAACCCTGATAGTAACAACGTAACTCTGGATGTTTTAGGTAATCTTCAAGTTCAAAACAATTTTACTGTTGATACGAGTGCGTTTCATGTAGACACTGTTACTGAAAGGGTTGGTATTCTCACAGCCACTCCTGCATATACTCTAGATGTCCATGGAAACTCAAATGTGGCTGTCGCGCGTTCTAAATCTTCTGTAGTGACAGATGGTACTGATGCGACAAACAAAACATCTGGTGCAGTCACGATCATAGGTGGTCTAGGTGTCGGTGGTAATATTCATGCCAGTAATGTAAACTTTGAGAATGCAACACTGGATAGTGCAACCATCCAAAATAATACAACCACCGCGAATAAGACTTCAGGTGCGCTCATAGTAGGTGGTGGTGTGGGTGTTACAGGTGATATTCATGCGACAAATGTAAATTTTGAAGCAGCCGAGGTGAACAATCTCACAGTCACAGATGGAACAATTACAAACTCCAAAACTTCGGGTGCTCTAAAAGTTGGGGGTGGCCTAGGTGTTGTGGGTAACATACATGGGACGGATGTCAACTTTGAAGATGCTGAAGTGGACAGCCTTGTGGTTACAGATACAACAGTATCCAGTTCTACCATAACCGGTGCCGCTAAAATTGCCGGTGGTCTCGGTGTAGTTGGTAGTGTCTACGCAGCACAATACTATGGTGATGGTAGCACCCTCACCGGTCTTGTGACGACTTTACAAGCTGTTTGTTCAACAGAAAATGGTAATACGACATCAAATACTATTTCCTTTTCAAATACCATTACGAGTTTAGTGACGAGCGGTCGAATTGGTGTTAATACGGGGACGCCCACTTCTAATCTCGAAGTAAACGGTAACGCGTATGTTTCTGGTAACGTGACGGTGGATACCAATACATTACATGTTAACTCTGTGACGAACCGTGTGGGTGTGGGTACAACAGTTCCAGATAAAACTCTACACGTACAAGGTGA